GCGGGCCAGGAGCGCGTCGGGGACCTCGCGGTTCCGGCGCGCCTTCTGGACCGTGGCGGGGATGTAGTTGCCCGCCATCACCACGCTCCGATCGCGGCAGATCCGAGGCCGAACAGGCCGCCCAGCGCCTGGTTCTGCTGGCCGATCTTCGACTGATGGACGCCCATCCTGTTGGCGTACGCATTCTGATTGATGCCAGCGATGTCGGTGGTCGGCACGCCGACCTGTGCCGGCTGGCTGCCGGTCTTGAGCGCGTTGCCCAGCCCGATCAGGCCGCCCGCCTGCTGGAGCGGGAACTGCGCCAGCGTCATCCGCTCATCCAGGCCGGCCCCGCGGACCCCGTTGTTGAAGCCCGCGATCGTCGCGTCCTCGCCGAACAACTGCCCCCGGTTGCGGAACATGGCGTCAGAACGGGCCGCCGAGATGCCGAACCGCCTAGACTGTTCCGCCCCGGCGCCGGCGATCGCGTCGAGCCGAGCATTCGAGAACGCGTCGCTCTCCCGGCGCGACAGGTCGTCGTAGGTCTTGGTCGAGGCATCGGAGCCGCTGGTGATGCCGCGGGCGGCCAGCGTCGCGTCGGTGCGCGAGCGGGCCTTGTCGATCTCCGGCTGCAGGCGCGACATGCTGCGCTCGTAGAGCGCGTCCTCGATGTCGCTCGTGTTCTCCACGCCCGGCACGTTCAGTCCTGGCAGGCCCTCGCTGCTCATCGTCTGCCAGCCGGGCAGCCCGCGCGCGTGGATATCCCCGCCGGCTCCCACCGAACGATCGATCAACGACTGGATGACCGGGTCGAATTGCGCGTTTTCCGACCAGCGGTCGTTGCCGTGGTCGGTGTAGCTCACCGAGCCGAACGGCCCGCGGCTGTCCGTCGTGTTCAGGCGCTTGTTAAGGCGTGCAGTGTCCAGGTTCGCCTGCGTCTGCTCGGCGATGGTATTCTTCGGGTCCGGTGCCTTCGGCGCCTTGTTGCTGCCGAACAGGCCACCCAAGACGTTGCTGAACAGGCCCATCTACAGCCCTCCCCCAAGCTCATAGAGGACGTCGAACCCGACGAGCTGGATGCTCGCCTTGTTCAGCTGCCCGAAGGTCGCGATCCGCATCCGTGGCGAGCCGCATGCACCGATCCCGGTGATGCCCGTCCACTCGGTTCTGGCCCGGCGCTCACCGACCCAGCGGCCGGTGTCCCATTTCGCGACGTCCCAGGCCGACGCCGAGGTGTCCGCCACGGTCGGCGTCGCCGCCGGCACCTTGCTCTCGAAGTCGCACAGCATTTCGATGGCCGGCCGGATCGCCTGGTTGGCGCGCAGGATCGGCCGCAGCATCAGGAAGCGCTTCTGCTGTCCGCGCGAGCCGAAGTAGTTGAAGGCGGGCTGGACGTCGGAGACGATCGGTGCGTTGCCGTCCGTCCAGCCGACATTGGCCTCCATCACCTGTCCGTTGGTGCCAAAGAACAGCCGCTCGTTGTGCGCGGCCCAGCACAGCGAGGCATGTCCCACCCAGCGCGACCAGGCGCCGGACACGGTGTCCATCACCAGCTGGGTCGCGCGGCCGTTGGTGACCGTCGGGATGTTCACGATGATCAGCTGCCCACGCGCCCAGGCCAGCGTCTGCCAGCCCGGCAGGGTGCCGTAGGACTGAGCCATCTCCTGGAACAGCGAGCCGACGTTCTGCGTGAAAGCGGTTCGCCCTTGGGCAGCGCGGTCGAGCTGCAGGACCTGGGAGAGCGGCACGAGGCCGCCGCTGGTGAGCACGCCCAGATCCGCACCGTTGCGCACCAGGCAGCGCCGGCCGATCGGCGTGTCGACCTGGTAGACGCCGACCAGAGACCACAGCTCCGCGTCGCCCGGGTCGATGCCCTCATAGATCGCGATCTCGCCCTCGGTCGTGATCAGAACCAGGCGCGCATTCAGCGAGGTGCCAGCGGCGGCCGACCACACGCCCACCGTCAGCAGCGAACCGCCCTTGGTAAAGATCTCGTCCAGCGGGAAGGCCACCGCCGCGCCCTGGATCGCCAGCGGCTCCAGGTACCAGAACCGCATGCTATCCCGCTCGACAAAGAACAGCCGGTTATGCAGCGAGACGACGTCCACCCACTTGGACGCGTCCAGGTCGGTTCCGGTGTAGTCGCCCGGCTCCCAGGTCGTGCCATCGTACAGGCGGGGCGAGTCCGCTCCATTCACGGCGACCACATGGGTGAGGCCGGCCGCGTTGCGCACGTTGACGTAGTTCCAGCGGGTGCCGGATAGCCCGGTCACCAGAGCCGCACCCACCGCACCCGCGGCGCTCACGTCGTAGATCGAGCTGCCGGCACCGGCGAAGAGCTTGGACGTCGTAGAGCCGCGCCAGGAGATCAGCGAGTGCACCGCACCGGCGAGGCCAGTGGCGAACGGCTTATAGCCGCGGCGCATTTCGATGTAGCCGGAGCGGCAGGTCCAGTTGTCCAGCAGGATGGCCGAGGTCGGCGGCATGCCGGCCAGCGGCGACTGCGTGTCGAGGCCGCCGACCGGTGCCGGGATCGTGTCCGCGATGGAAACCTGCTGGCGGGCAGGATTGCGCCGCAGGGCCTGCCTCACGCGGCGCCCCAGCTGCCCTCGGGAACCTGGGGATCGGTCGGGCCGCCCAGGCAGCGGCCGCCATCAATGTGCAGGGTCGGTGCGCCGCCGATGAAGGCCATGATCCGGCCCTTGGCGCGCTCGTAGTTCGCCATGTCCTCGTCGTAGCTGAGGCCCTTGGCGGCCTTGAAGCGCCAGATGACGCCCAGGGTGATCAGGCTCTCGTCGATCAGCGCGACGTCGTCGTCCGTCTTCCAGACCCACTCCTTGACCGGACCGGACTGGATGATGCGCTTGGACACGAACTCGAAGGCGATCTCATCGTCCTTCGACGGCACCGGCCAGAGCTGCAGCCTCACCCCGCGGATGCGCCACGACATCTCGCTGATCAGGACGCCCGGCTCAACCTGGGCGCGCTGCCAGTCCTGAGGGCTGATCGGCCCCTTGACCTGGATGTTGCGCGTCCGGTTCCACATGGAGCCGTTGATGATGCGGTCGAAGTCGGGCGGCAGGCCGCTCGGCTGCTCGGACGCCGCAACCGTCTTGAACTTGTGCTCGCCGATGGCGGTGGGCCAGGCGAACTCGTCGGCCAGCGAGGAGATCTCGCGCTGCGCATGCGCGACGAGCTGCTGCACGGCCAGATCGGTCGCGGCCATGGCCACCTGTGGCCGCGGGACGCCGACGAGGACGGCCGCCTCCTGGATGATGGTCTTCAGGCTCATTTCTTGGCCGCCGCGGTCTTGGCGCCGGCCTTAGGCGCGGTCGCTCCTTCGAGGTCGCTCTCCAGGTCGGAAACCGACTTCTCGAGGCCCTTCACCTTGGCCTTGAGGTCGGCGTTCTCTTTCTCGATCCCCACAGCGGCGTCCTCCAGGTTCTTCACCTGGGCCTTCAGGCTCTCGTTCTCGGCCTTCAGCTCATCGACCTTGGCTGGGTCGCCCTTGCTGGACAGGTCCCGGATCTGGCGGCGGAGCATGTCGTTGTCGGCCGTGAGCGTTTCGATTTCGGCGCGCATCTCGGTGATCGGGGCGCTACCCGCGGCCGCCTGCAGCCACGCCGCTGCCTTGGCCTTCAGCGACTGACCGCCGATGCCGATCCGCTGCACCTGGTTGTCTGGCAGGTCCGCCAGGGCCTCTACCGTCATGATGTGCAAGGCGCGCAGCTCGGCGACCTGGCTCTTGTTGAGCGGCGGCCACTGGTCGATCGGCGTGCCGGACAGAGGCGAGGCCTCGCCGCGCCGGAAGGCGTCATACTCGCGCGACCAGCGATCCTTGTCCTCGTCGCGCGCCGGACGGTCGACCACCGGCCATGATGATCTCGACGTACTCTTCGTCGTTGAAGATTGGCCGGCCCTGCCGCTCCGTCTCGAAGTTGGACTGGACGGCCCGCATGTAGAAGCGGGGGAAGACGCCGGGAGAGAGGTCGGCCATGTGGCCCTCCGATGAAGGGAGGGGCGGCAGGAGCGCCGCCCCTCATGCTCACAGGGCCGTCTGGCGCGCCCAGAAGTAACGGGCAGCCGGCACGGCGACGGGGCTGTCGAAGCTCCCGGAGCCCGCGGCCGTGACGAAGAACGTCGAGCTGGAGATCGTGACCGCTTGGGCCGCCGTGACCGCGGTCGCGTCGGAGTAGGCGTAGATCCACTTGCGGCCGTCATCGCCGAGGATCGACGTGCCAACCTTGTGGGTGGGCTTGTCGCTAACTGCGGCGAGGTTGACGCCGAGGATGGGAGTGGTCGTGAGAGGCATGGTCTTCTCCTGCTCAGGCCTTCAGCACGCCCTGCATGGCCGGGTTGCTGATGGTCATGTTGCCGGCGAAGCCGATCAGCTTGACCAGCGCGTCCTGGTTCACGGACATCCGCTCGCCGCCGATCGGGACCATGTTGCGGTCGCGGTGCGGGCGGAAATGGATGTAGTTGGTGTTCAGGAAGTACATGTGATTGGTCGGCGCGAAGCCGCCCTGCCCGCCGTCGAACACGACGTCCGCGCCCATGTACTTGATCGTCTGGAAGCCGGCCTCGCCCAGCTCTGCCGAGGTGATGCGCTGCATCGCCTGTAGGCTCTCCCAGTACAGCCGGTAGTAGTTGTCGTCGGCGACGATCAGGTCCGGATGCTCCGCCCCGCGCACCAGCTTCAGGTACAGCCGGTTCATGTAGGACTGGATGTTCTGCACGCTGGCAGCGCCACCACCGTCGGCCGTGGCCGCGAACTTCTGGTTGCGCCAGAACGTCCAGGTCGCGCGGTTGATGCCACCGACGGTGCCGGTGGTCGGATCGTCGGCGACCAGGAGCTGCATGCCGCCGATCTGCTTGCCACCGTCGGCGGTGCCGTCGGAGTAGCAGTCGCCGGCCAGGTTGTTCTCGAAGGTCCGCTCGGCGTTGCCGATGCGCGCCTCGAGCAGGTCGATGATCCGCTCCTCGCCGCTGTTCTGCAGCTGCTCCAGGCCCGAGATCGAGACGGCGATCGCCGCCTGCTTCCACTCGAACTCGGCAGCCGTGAACACGTCGGACGGCGAGATGTTCAGGATCTCGTAGCCGGAGTACCGCTTGTACGTCTGGTTCTCGGCGTATTCGAGTTCCTGGACGATGTTGCGTCCACCGCCGACCGGCTTGATCTTGCCGCGCTTCTTCAGGCGGTAGAGCAGGGCGTTGTTCTTCGAGACGGCGTCGATGATCTTGCCGCTACGATGCTCCAGCGTCGTCGCGACGATCTCCGAAAGGTTGGGCGAAGGCATGGGTCATGTCACACCCGCGACGTCTCGATGGCTCCCGAGATCACGTCGCGAAGGGAGTTGGCGCTGGGGTCGCCATGAGGAGCGCCACGCCCCCCAGGTGACCCGGTGACCGACCCCGATGCCATCCTCGCTGCCCTGGTCCGCGCTGCTGCCTCGTCTGCCCGCTTCTTGGCCTCGCTCTCCTGCTGTTCGCGTACCAGCTCGGCACGGACGGCGGAATTGGCCCAGGCGGCTCGATCGTAGGCAGACTGCAGGTCGTCACAGATACCGGCCTTGATCAGCTTCGCCATCTCGGGCGCCACGATGTCATAGTGCGGATGACTGTCGCGGAACTCGGTCACTTGGCGGCTGATGCGCTCTCGGTTCTGCTGCGCGCTTGCGTCGGACTGGGTTTGGAAGATCTGCTCGAAGGTCGCGATCTTGTCGTGCAACGCCTTGAGCTGCGGATCGACATACTCGGACTCATCCTGTGAGCCTGGAGCAGCGCCCGTGCCTGCCAGCTTGCTGAGGTCGACGCCGTAGGACTTGGCGAGCGTGAGGATCGTCCCCTCCGGGTCGCGGCTCAGCGCTTCGTCGGCGGCAAGCAGGTTCTGGATGGCAACCTGATCGCTGATGCCGGCGGGCGCGTACCGCGAGCGGTGGGGTGCGAGCACCTGCTCGAAATCCCCGGATGCCTGCTGTTGCTTCGCCAGCTCTTCCTGGACGCCGCGCGGCAGGCGGTTCCACTGCACCTTGGCGGTGTCCGACCATCCCTGCGGCGGCGCGACGGGGCTGCCGGTCTTCGGCTGGCCTCCATCCTGCTGAGCCTTGGCGGGATCGGTCGGGCTGGCGCTCTTCCCCGCGTCGGCCCCATCGGGCGGCGTCGAGGTGGTTGCGGTGGACTTGTCGGCGGGCTGCTCGCCCTTGCCAGCGAAGCGGCCGTGCTCGTCGCGGATGCGCGTGCTCAGCTGCTCGCTTGTGGACTGTTCGGCGCCCTGGTCGGTGGACGGACCGGGCTGGATGTCGGTTTCGGTTGAGCCGGTGTCGGTGCTGCCAGAGGCCTCGCCCCGGAACGCGCCTTCGAGGGCTTCGCGCAGGTCGCTCATCGGCGGCCCCGCATCACGTCAGCGATGTCGCGCCCGAGGCCTGGCGCCACCGGCCGCCCCCGCTGCGGCATCCGCTCGTTCCCGACGATCTCACAGCCGGCAGCCCGCACGCCCCTCTGGAACGCGCGCTTGCTGTCGTAGATCCGGCCGTCAGCGTGGTTCAAAGTCGGGTCCATCACGTCAGAGATGACCATGGGTCCAGATAGACTGGACCGGTCATAATCTGGA